CTTTTCTTTTCCTTCGCAAATTTCACACTCGCAATTTCAGACCCAAGGGGGGTCCCATGACCGCGTACAAAGCGACCTTGCCGCATCTCGCCGTGGCGGATCCGAGCACGGTGCACATCGTGATCGCCTACAAGAATTTCGGCGCCGTCAAAGGCATCAGCCATATCGGGCTCGGCGTCACCGCTTTGACCAATGGCAAAATCCTCAACGCCGCGGGTTTTTGGACCGAGGTGTGGCCGATCCTGTCGGTCAGCGATCTGCGCACGCGCCTCGCCGCCGCGCAGCGCAGCACACCGGGAACCCCGGTCACCCATGTCGTGATCTCGGCGCCATGGCTGCCGACAGCCGATCTCGCGGCGTTGGCGATGCTGTTCCACCAGGTCGACTTCACCGTCGTCTCACACAGCAACGTCGGCTTTCTGCAAGCCGACCCCAACGGCATCAAGCTGCTGCGCGAGGCAGCCGATCTGCAGACCGGAACGATCAACTGCCACATCGGCGCCAATTCGCGCAAATTCGTGCATTGGTGGCAAGACGTCTACCAGCAGCCGATGCGCTGGCTGCCGAATATGTACGATCTGTCGACCTCGATGTCGGACGCGCAGGCCTGGTTCCGGGGCAGCACCTTGCGGATCGGCTCGTTCGGCGCCATCCGACCACTCAAAAACCTGCTGACGGCCGGGGCCGCGGCGCTCGAGATCGCCAGCCGCCTGAAAGCGGATCTGGAGTTCAACATCTCGGCCGGACGCGCCGAAGGCGGCGGCGATACGGTATTGCGCGGGCTGCTGGCCATGTACGAGGCGCTGCCCAACGCGCGGGTCATGCAGAATGGCTGGGCGTCATGGCCGGCTTTCCGCCGCCAGGTGCGCAACATGCACCTGCTGCTGCAGCCTTCCTACACCGAATCATTCTCGATGGTCAGCGCCGACGGCATCGCCGAGGGCGTGCCGGTGGTCGGCTCCGACGCGATCGATTGGCTGCCGCCCGGGTGGATCGCCTCGAATGACGACGCTAACAACATCGCCGATGTCGGCACCGGGTTGCTGTTCGTTCCGGGCGCGATCAAGGCCGGGACCGCGGCGCTCCAACACCATAACGCCGCAGGGCTCAGATCGTGGTCGAATGTCGCCACAGGATCGGCCTGACCCGGCGATGGACTGCCCGCATTGCGGTGGCGTCATTGGTTCCGGTGCCCTAAAGCCGCTGTTGCACGAGGCCTTTGACGACGCGATGCACTGCATTGTCGTCGACGGGCAGCGCCGCAGGGTGACCGGGGCGCGGTGGGCACTCCTGCAGTTGCTGCGCCAGCGGCCCCGGCGCTTTGTCCGGATAGATTTCCTGACGAGCGTTACCGAGCGTGCGGCCGGCGACGGCGGCGACGTCGACTCGCTGAGAATTTACATCGTGCACCTGCGGCGTGCCCTCAAAGGCTCGCCGTTCGGGATCGCGACCCTGCGCGGCGTGGGCTACGGCCTGTTTTTCGTTTCCGACATCCGACAATGCGGTTGGCGAGACGGCATCCGTCACCTCGCCACCGAGCGGAGCAGCCAATGGCCGCAGGCGACCTGACGACCCTCGCCGACGTCAAGGCGTGGCTCAACACCAGCGGCACCTTTGGCTCGACCGACGATGCGATCCTCGCGCGCCTCATTACCGCGGCGAGCGGGTTTTTGAAGCGCTATCTCGGTCGCGACGTGGTGCTGACCCCGTACACCGAATTGCGCGACGGGCTCGGCGGCTACGGGCCGGCGACGTTCGTGTTCGCCAATTACCCGGTGACCGCGGTCTATGGCGTCAATGTCGGCGGCGTGGCGATCCAGCCGATCCCGCAAACCAGCGGCACCCTGGTGACCAATGCGCCGACCGCGGGCGGCAACCCGACCCTCAATTTTGCCGCGGTGCCCAGCTGGATCATTCCCGGCATGGGGATCACCGACCCGACGACGCCGGGCGCGGTGCCGGCCGCGACGACGGTCGCCTCGACGACGCCGACCACTGTCGTGATGAACCAGAACGCCGCCGGCTCGGGCGTGCAATCGGGCGACCTGATCGTCTTTGGCCCGGCACCGGGCGGCATCGTCATCCCGCAGATCACCGGGTTCTACCCGCCGATCGGCTACAGCTTTACGCCGACTAAACTGGTGATCTCGGGCTATGCGGTCCCGAGGGTGCCATTGAGCGTCAGCCTCATCTACCAGGCCGGCTACGCGACGGTGCCGATCGAGATCGAGCAGGTCTGCATCGAGCTGGTGGCGGTGCGCTACCGGATGGAGCGGCAGCACCCCGGGGTCACCGCCGACCATATCGGCACCGCCGCCGGCGACGGCGTCACCTATTCGCAAAAAGACATGAACGACTGGATGAAGCGGACCTTGCAGCAATTCAAGGCCGTGGCGCCGGTCTCCGCGATGCCCCGGGGGTATTAGCCCTTGCGGGGTTTTGACGGTGCGCGCTTGAAGGGCGGCACCTTGTTCAGCGGCATCGGCGCGCCCGAGGCCGCGGCTCCCGCGATCGACTGGCGCTGGTGCGCCGAAATCGACCCGTTCGCTTGCGCCGTGCTGGCCGAGCGCTTTCCCGCTCTCCGCAACCTCGGCGACGTCACCAGGATCGAACCCGATGCGATCGAGCCCGTCGACCTCGTCGTCTTTGGTTCGCCGTGCCAATCGTTCTCGGTCGCCGGCAACCGCCGGGGACTGGACGATCCGCGTGGCAACTTGGCCTTTGTCGCCCTCGGCCTTATTGGCGGAATTCGACCTCGCTGGCTCTTCTTTGAAAACGTCCCCGGTCTTTTGCGATCTGGCAAAGGGCGGGATTTTGGAGCCTTTCTCGGGGCGCTGGGCCAACTCGGGTATGGGTTCGCCTACCGAATTCTTGACGCTCAATATGCCGGAGTTCCACAGCGCCGCCGTCGTATCTTCGTTGTCGGATATCTTGGAGACTGGCGACCTGCCGCAGCGGTACTTTTTGAGCGCGACGGCCTGCGCAGAGATCCTCTTCCGCGCCGCCAGGCGGGGCAAAACGTTGCCGCCGCTGCTCCAACAAGCCCTTCGGTGGTCGCCTTCGAAAAGCGCTTCGTCCGCAACGGGCGCGGTGCGCCCGGCGCGGTCGTGCCGCCGCTCAAAGCCCAATCGGGCCACACCGGCAAAGGCGATTCCGCCCCGCTAGTTATCGTAATGCCGGTTACTTGCCGACCTCGCTGGCTGACGCCGTGCGAGTGGGAGCGGCTGCAAGGGCTGCCCGACGATTGGACCGCGATCGACTACCGCGGCAAGCCGGCCGCCGATGGGCCGCGCTACCGGGCGATTGGCAACAGCATGGCGGTGCCGGTGATCGGCTGGGTGCTGCAGCGTATCCACCAAGTTACTAAGGGGGTATTGAGATGACGAACCTCGCAGGAATGGCCGACGATATCCCGGCCCAGTTTTTGGGGCGCAAGAAGCCCCAGTGCCAAAATTGCCCGTTTTCCGACGTCGACGACGACGGAAAGCTCTACTGCCACGAGAGCGCGCCGAGGGCGGAGGCGGTCTACTACTTCCGGCCGCCGGAGCAAAAGAAGCCGGTCATTACCGCGATGGCCAGCGCGCCACCGACGGCCCCCGAGCTCGTTGTGCACGGCATCATCACATTCTGGCCCGAGGTGCAGCCGGACTGGTCGTGCTGGCAGCACCCGGAGAAGCAGGCCGAGCGGCGCGGGCACGGCTTCGCCACGCTGCCCTCGACGCATACGCGTCAGCCGGGAGGGTTTGCATCTAAATGAGCTTCACCCTCGAATATCTCGCCCGGTCGCGCGATGCGATCGGCGAGGCGGTCCTCAATGCCGCCTTTCCACAGGCGATCGAGGCCGGCGCCGAGATCATCCTCGAAGCGATCCGCAGCGGGGGCAAAATCATGCTCGCCGGCAATGGCGGCAGCGCGCAGCTGGCGCAGCATTTCGCGGCCGAGCTGGTCGGGCGCTTCCAGCGCGACCGCCGCCCGCTGCCGGCGCTGGCGCTCGGCACCGATCCGACGACCCTGACGGCGCTCGCCAACGACTACGGCTTTGAGCACGTGTTCGAGCGGCAGTGGTGCGCCCTGGCCGACGAGTTTGACGTGCTGGTCGCGATCTCGACCTCGGGGCGGTCGCCCAACCTGTTGCGCGCCGCGGAAGCCGCGATGGCCACCGGTCACCCGGTGATCGCGATGACCGGGCTGCCGGGCGAGCCGCTGCGCAACAGCAGCAGTCACGAGATCGTCGCGCCGTCCTTCGAGACCCCGATCGTCCAGCAACTCCACCTGGTCGCGGTGCATGCGATCTGCGGCTACGTCGACGGGATGATGGAATGATTGACGCGGGGAAATTCGCTAGACCAACCAAGCCGGTTACGGGCGATCCCGGCTTCTTCCGGTTCTCGATCGACCGCCAGGGGGCGGTTGCCGAGCTGCGGCGCATCGCCGACGCCCTTGAGGATGGCCGGCTCCTCTTGCAGAAGGTGCAGAGCGGCACGGTCGCGGTTTGCGACGATTATTGCTTTCAGGCGCTGATGATGGAATTCGCCGAGCGCGAAGTCGTCGAAGCATTGGACCGGGCCAAGCCCGTCGCCGGCACCAAGGTCGAGCTGATCGCCGAGCATTGTTTGCCGGTTGACGTCCAGACCGTGCCCGAACGATGAGCTTCGCCGTCGAATGGCAGGGCCTCGACCAATGGCGCGCCGAGTTCGCGCGCGTCGCCCCCAATATGCGCATGCGGCTCAACCGGGCGATGCGCGATGTTACCGTGCTCGTCGAGGAGCAAGCGGTGGCCAACCAGGCGCGGCTCTTCAAGGGATCGGGTCGGGTGGCCGTGATCTCGCGCCAGGTGCGGCGCAGCGGCGAGGAGGTCACCGGCACCGTCACCGCCGGCGGCACCCCCTATGCGCGGATCCACGAGCTGGGCGGTACCGTCCACACGCCCGAGATCTTTCCGGTCCACGCCCAGGCGCTGCATTGGGTGGCGCCCGGTGGCGGCGACGTCTTTGCCCGGCACACCGCGGCGCACGACACGCATATCCCGGAGCGCTCGTACCTGCGCAGCGTGCTGACCGAGCACGAGGCCGACATCATGGCGCTGTTCCAGGGCGCCGTCGCCGACATCGGCGCCGAGGTCAGGTGATGTTCAGCGCCGATTTCACCGGTCTGTGGATCGAATATCGGATTTTGATGAGGCAAGCGAGTGGCTGGTGGCTGCATCACGCGCGAACAGGTCTTCTCGGCCGTCTTCGCGCTCGTCGCGAACACGCCGGGCTTCACCGTGACGACGCGGCGCTACATCCGCCCATCCACGGTCGAGGCGATCAACACGCCGATCCTGATGACCTGGGAGCAGCCGGAGAAGACTGAGGGCGGCGACCTCGGCTTGCGCAAGCGCTGGTGGGAAGTCTGGCTGATCATCGTCTATTACAACAACGACCAGAACGTCGCCGGCGCGACGCTCCTCAACCCGCTAATCGACGCCGTCGAGCAGGCGCTGGCCCCCGACAACCCGGTGCACCAGACGCAAACCCTGGGCGGCCTCGTGACGGCGGTCTATATCGACGGCGCCACCGTCAAGGCGATCAGCGACATCGATGTCGACCACGGCCAGGGCGGGGCGGTTATCCCGGTGCGGATACTGGTGCCCTAGCTCACGACACCCGTGTGCCGTTGGCGATCACATAGGGAAGCTTGTCCAGATTGACGAGGTTGTGGCCGATCGCGACCAGATCCTCGTCATCGGTCGTCTCGGCAAACTGGCAGCCAGAGGCGGGAGCTATCCATCGCGTTAATCTCTATGGTCGTAACGGGCACCGAACGCCGCAAACGCCATGAAAGTCGCGCCCACGGGGAAAAGAATTCCCCACGCTCGGGTTGACGGAAGAAAAGCCAGTATTAAGCCTATAGCGCACAAGACAGCGCCAATGGCGCTCGCAAAATCATACAGGTTCCAGTTTTTCAGAGCGGGTCGGGAGCATCGGGGATATCCGGCACCCGCTCCCACTGGGTCGGATTGTAAAGCCGCTCATCCCTGCGCCAGATCGATCCGTCTTCGCATAGAGCGTACACCGTCTCCCGACCACCAGCTTCGGTCAAGGGTATGGCTGCGATCTGAATTGGCTTTCGCTTCATCAGGGGGTTCCTTGCCGCTTCATCTTCCCGACGTCACCATCGTCTGCATCGACAATGTCGCGCAAGACCTCGCGCGCATGGCGATTGGCGACACGTTGCATGTCATCACGCCGGCCGAAGTGCTGTTCTGGACCGATCGGGCCGGCGGCGAGCTCGGCCCGCGGATGCGCGAGCTGCCGTTTCACGAACGCGGAAAAGAGGCCGCCGACCAGCCGCTGTGGTACGAGGCGCCGTTCGAGGTCAAGACCAGCCATTATCTGACCGTGCAATGGGATGGCTGGGTGCTTGACGCGAACGCCTGGACCCCGACGTTCCTCGAGTATGATTACATCGGGGCGCCATGGTGGTGGCACCCGCCCGGCCAACAGGTCGGCAATGGCGGGTTCTCGTTGCGCAGCCGGCGCTTGGGCGCGTTTCTCGCCGACCACCACTGGGGCTTTCCGTACCGCTACCCGGAAGACGACGCGATCGGCCGGCATTATCGCCCGCGTCTCGAGGCCGAAGGCTTCCGCTTTGCGCCGCCGGAATTGGCGAACCGCTTCTCGATCGAGCACCCCAACCTCTCCGATCCGCGCGTCGGGCGGGTCCCGACCTTCGGGTTTCACGACATCCGCAACTGGGGCTGGGTGCTGAGCGACGAGGCGATCGACACCAGATTGACGGCGGCCAGCGCCTATATCGTCAAGAAAACCGACCTGATCGGGCAGATGCTGCAACTCCGCGACCATCACCGGGCGCTCGCCGTCCGGTCGCCACGAGAGGAACCCGACAAATGACGCTGCCGCTGTACCACTCGTCCTGCCCGGCACCCCAAGGCGACCGCGCCGAGCTAGGCCACCTCAGCGGGGCCGAGGTGAACTTAACCCACGTCCACGGGGCGCTTTCGACCGCGATCGGCCGGCTGAATGCGATTGCCGACGCCGCTTTCGGAGCCGTGCCGATCGGGCTAGAGAGCGCGACGAAGCGTGCGTCTACCACTGGTGCGTGCGGGAAAATGCTGGACCGGATTTCGGACCTGCAAGACACCCTGCCCGCGCTCGAAACGGCGATCGAGCGGTTCGCGACTCTCGCTTGAAGTTCCAGTGTTGCGGCTGCGGCTTCGCGTTTGAGGCCGAGCCGCAGCCCTCGACCTATCAGCGCGGGCCCATTGGCGCGAACGGGGACGGCACCGGGCCGCCAGCCATGTTTCGGACCTGGGGCGGCACCGAGTGCCTTCGCTGCGGCTCGATCTACATCAAGCAGCGGGCCGAGGAGGTCGCGACATGATGCTGCCGCCCGAGCTGCTCTACGCGGTGCTGCGCTACCGGCTCGACTTGTACCCGTTTCCGCAGCTGATCGCCGAGATCATCGAGGAGCCCGACCTGGCGGCGCTGCGCGACGACGGGCGGCCGCTCGCCACCCGCGCCACCGACCAGCAAACCCGATGGCACGCGCGGTTCTATGAGGCCCGCGAGCGCTGGGGCCCGCTTTATACGAATTTTGTTATGGATTACGTCGCGCGGCTTTTCCGCGAGCCATTCTTTTACCAGGCGATCCCAACCTTCCGGGTGCAGCTGTGGGGCAACCTCGCGGTCGGCGCTTATCACCGCGACGCGGAATATGGCCATCCCGTGGGCGAGGTCAATTTCTGGCTGCCGCTGACCCGCGCCTGGGGGTCCAACTCGGTCTATCTCGAAGACGGGGAGCGAGCCCGGGCGGTCAGCGCCTGGCCTGGTGATATCGTCGTGTTCGACGCGGTGGGCCGGCGCCATGGCAACGAGCGCAATCTCGGCGACAGCCGAGTGTCGTTCGATTTCCGCTGCCTGCCGGTGCGGCTGTATCGCGAGAGCGAGGCGCGGTCGGTCAACATGGGCTGCCGCTTTGCGCCGGGCGACTACTACGCGGCCGAGCCCATAAACGGTACAAGGCCGCCACGCGAACGCCACGGCGACCTTGTCCGTTCCCACCCACCAGCCACAAGGGAAAGCGGACATCAACCCGAAGGGATCCCAGCGAACCAAAGGCGGTAAGCCCGCACACTCTGACGGCAGCGATCGCGGT